GTTTGTTTGAGAACTTACCAGCTAAACAACAGTTCTTGTTAGATAACTTTTGGCAAGTTAACGAAACTGAAGACTTTACTAAGAATGATATCAAAATGTTGTTGCTTGATATCGAGACTTACTCACCAGATAGCTTTCCTAACGTTGAAAATGCTAATCACCCGATCAATGTTATTACAGTTTATGATAATCTAGAGAAAAAGTTCTATTCGTGGGGTACTAAAGAGTACACGGGTAAAGGTAGACCAGATTTGGTGTACAAATACTGTGTATCTGAACGTCAGTTGTTCAAAGACTTTTTGGACTATCTTGAAAAAGACTATCCTGACATTTTAAGT